CTGAATATATATTGTCCGCCCTCTGGATAAACTATCAGAAGAAAAATGAATTTAACCCACCACACGATCACGATGGTAAGTTATCCTTTGTGATATATTTACAGATTCCTGAAGAACTAAAGAAAGAGAATAAAGAATATAAGGGTAGGAGCTGTGGACCTGGAGGCATACAGTTCTTGTACGGTGAAGGCCCTAGAGATGCTGTAACTTACATGTCCCATTTTCCAGAGGAACGAGATATGTTTATCTTCCCTGCGTGGTTGAAGCACTGGGTTAGTCCTTTTACGTCCGATTGTACAAGGATCAGTGTTTCGGGAAACATACATGACTCTGCACCGTTAAATAATATCACACAGTTTGGACCGGAGTACGTGAAGGATAAGAGTGATAAAGAAACTAAATAAGTATAGCTATGCGCAAGGCACACGGACAACGGAGCTTGGATCACGGAACTATGACATCGCGGGATATCGCCTCCCGTCCGTCACTACAATACTTGGTAAGACAAAAGACAACACGTTCCTCAGAGATTGGATCAAGAAGAAAGGTAAAGAGGAAGCGGAAAAGATTAAGCAAGCTTCAGCGACTCGTGGCACAAGCATGCACAAGTATCTCGAAAATTATGTACTAGGCAAAGGCTACGAAGATTTAACAGACTTAGGACAAGAGACAAAACGTATGGCTGAGAAGGTCATAGAGGTGGGTCTAGCGCCCGTTTCAGGTTTTTACGGGTCAGAGGTCACGTTATACTATCCAGGGCTCTATGCAGGCCAGACAGACTTAGTCGGCATACACAACGACAAAGAAACTATTATTGACTTTAAGCAAGCCAACAGACCAAAGAGAGAAGAGTGGATTGGTGACTATAAGTTGCAAGCTGGTGCATATGCCATGGCGCACGATCATGTCCATGGTTCTAACATAGAACAAGCAGTAATTATGGTATGTACCCCTGACCTATATTACCAAGAATTTAAGATTGACGGGCTTAATTTACGTAGAGCAAAACACGAGTTTTTAAAAAGACTAGATCAATATTACGAACTAATGAACGATGAAAAGGAGATGTATGGCGCATAAAATAATATATGAAGCTTTGATTAAAAAATACGAAGCTGACATAGCAGACGCTAGCGCGAAGATAACTATCCTGATGACAGAAACTAGAATCATACCAGAGCACATAGATGTCACTGGTGAGATTGATAAGCTGTTGGGCAAGATAGAAGAAGCCGAGTCAAGGATGGCAATATTGCAGCGAGTTTATGGCGTAAATGAGGCAGTCAATTAAATATTTGCGAGTCGCAAAGCAGTCGCAAAATGCATTTGCGAGTCGCAAATCACGTTCATTTTGGGTTTTTTGATAAAAATGGACAAAAAATGTTACCTTTTGCGACTTTTGCGACCTCTTGCGACCACCTTGCGAGTCGCAAAATTATCGTTAAATTAGCCTACTGCTACAACGATTTTTCGTTTCTATAGGTGTCATTTTACCCTTTGCGACCGGTTTTTATTTTTTTAGTGAAAAGTGTGCTATAATATTTTTTTACACATATAGAGTCGCAAAACCATGAAAAGAAAAAAGAGATACAAACATGCAGTAATAAACAAGAAGAAATATTACTTCTATAAAATAGTTTGGGTCGATCCGTGCGGGGACGCAGGGCATGCAGACGTAGATGAAATGAAAAAGTTATTACCAGCTACAATGATTTCACAAGCATACATATTTGCTAAAGATAAGAAACATGTGTGGACATTTGCTTCGTACGACTCAGAGCAGGCAGTGTTCTCAGATCGTAATTGTTTCCCACGTTCTATAATAAAAAAGATGGAAAAAATATTAAACTAAATGATTGCATTTGAATGGGAAAAAATATTTCATGACACCGCAAAGGAGGAAAAGAATATGCAAGATCCTAAAAATAAAATTGAAGAACTAGAGGAGAAGATC